TAATATATTAACACAATGGCAGACAGAGATGTCTAAGCAAGGAGACCTTTATAATACTTTTGAAATATCAAATACACCTGTCACAAATTTATTAGGAATGATTTCCGGCTTTGATATACAAGAATTTAAGGGTGATGATTTAACTTTTGAAGGTCAAGGGCAATGTAAGGCTTATTATTTTGAAGTTGATAATCCCGGAACAGTGTATATTGAAGATTATACTTCTGGTTGGAATACTTTAGCCACAATTACAGTACCAAACACAGTGACAAGTTTTACAGCTTATAAAGGTCTGGTAACTTCAACATCAGGAGCAACAAAGTCACGCATAAGGTGTAGCGGAACATATTATTATCGCATAATAAACAGGGCATTATTTAATATACCATTTCAGAGTGACAGAATACCAGACTATAGACCTTGGGTAAAACATCAAATGCCAGATGATTTTAAGAGTGTTGACCAGATTATAGATGAATACCCAGATAGGCAGTATCAAAAGGATTCTACTTTTAAATGGGAAGGTAGAAAAGACCTTTATATAAATTATTATTATGTAGGCAAGGTAAGGATAGTATATAAGCCTATTCCGGTGCCTATCACAGATTTAACACAGGTATTAGAGGTTGACGATATAACTGCCGAAACGGCAGCTTATTTTTTATCTGCTCATTTGCTTTTGGTAGAGGATCCAAGCTCAGCTTCGTTCTTTAACGAAAGATTTATAGAGTTAAAAGCTGAAACATCATTAAAACAGCCAGCTTCTATACAGGATATAGTTGATATTTATAGCATGAATGGTGGGGTATATGGGGGTGATTATTATTGCTAAGATAATTATACCTAAAGAGCAAACACCTACAAATATAAGCAATTTTTTAGGGATTAACGAAGGAAATGACGGCAACCTTGGATTAAAACTTGGTGAAGCTTCAAATATGCTTAATTTTAGAGTTACAAAAAATTATAAGTTGAAGCAAAGGGAAGGTTACAAAACGATTGCTAATTTTAACAGCAATAAAATAAACGGAATGACTTATTATCATGGCAAAATGATAGTTGCAAGCGGAGGAAATATTTATGAATTGGAGGTTGAATAATGGCTAATTTTTCAAACTATCTTCAAGATGAATTAATAAACGGGACATTAAGAAATACAGCGTATACACCGCCTGCTACGGTTTATATGGCATTATATACAAGTGACCCTACAAAGGCTAATACAGGTACAGAATTAAGTGGAAACGGCTATGTAAGGACTGCTATAACATTTGCTGCACCTTCAAGCGGAGTTTCATCTAATAGTGCAATAGTTACATTTCCTACTTGTACTACTACGAATTGGGGAGTAATAACACATTTCGCACTGTTTGACGCACAGACAACCGGGCATATGCTTTATTTTGGGGCATTAACTGCAAGTGTTACCGTCAACATAGGCGAAACATTTGTAGCACAAATAGGTGGTATATCAGTTACTTTAAGTTAGGAGGTGGCATAAATGGCAGATGGAACAGGAGCAATATCATGTACAGCCACATTAGCAGGTTTAGGTGCTTTAGGTGGAAGTTCTTATATATCCTGTAGTGCAACACTTTCAGGTATTGGTGTATCAGGGAATATTTCAAGCGGTTCTGTATCTGCCAGTGCTACATTATCAGGGACAGGATTATTCGGGAATATTTCAAGCGGTTCTGTATCTGCCAGTGCTGCGATATCCGGAATAGGGATATTAGCAAAAGTTTCAAGCAGTTTTATTTCAGGCATAGCAACATTAACAGGAACATATGCAAGAAGAATATATACAGGGCTTTCAGATATTAAAGTAAATTTCTTTGAATTTGGGAATAAACTTTATATCCAAAATGGAGAAAAGTATTTGGTATATGATGGTTCTACTTGTAAAGAGGTAGAAGGATATAGACCTAAAGTCGCTATTACAACACCCCCAGCAGGTGGAGGAACTTTATTTGAACAAATAAATGTTCTTACAGGAGCAAAACATCAGACATTTTCCCCTGATGGGACAGCTACAGTATACCAATTAGCCGAGACTGCTATAACAAGTGTTGATTTTGTAAAAATAAATGATGTTTTAAAAACTGTAGGCACTGATTATACAGTAAATTTGACTGATGGCAAAGTTACTTTTACTACACCACCATTAGGTGGAACACCAAACAATGTAGATATAGGGTGGACTAAAGGCACAGGACAAAGAAGTTTAATAGAAAATTGTCGTTTTGCTATGAGCTATAGCGGTCAAACAGATACAAGGGTATTCTTTTGGGGCAATAGAAATTTTAAAAATAGAAGATTTTGGAGTGGTTTAGCTGATGGCGTACCGAGTGCAGAATACTTCGAGGCTAATAGTTATGACGATTTAGGCTCAGGGCAATATGCGATCACAGATATAAAACATCAATACAGCACTCAAAAGATATATTTAGAGAATAGTACAATGTATTCTTATTATGCTTCTGAGACTGATTCATTGGGTAATGTTATGGCTACATTTCCGGTATTCGATTTGAATGATAGCGTAGGTAATGTAGCAGAAAATCAAGTGCAGCTTATCAATAATAACCCTCTAACCATTTATAAGGGTATTAGAGAGTGGTATTTAAGTGCAAAGTATTCAAACACTTATACAGAAACGAACGAACGTATTATAAGCCAGAGAATACAAGGAGATTTAGACGGCATAGACCTAACAACCGTTATAACTTATGACTGGCAAGAGAAAAAAGAATATTGGTTATGCTTGCCAACTACAGGTATAGTGTGGGTTTACAACTATTTAAACGATACTTGGTATAAATTTGATAATATTTATGCAAGTTGTTTTTTAGTTATAAATAAAGAGATGTATTTCGGTACAGGCGGTAAAATAGAAAAGTTTGAGGGCTCTTTAAGAAACGATAACGGTGTGGCAATTTCTGATATATGGGAAATGGGACTTTATGATTTTAACGCTTCATGGCGATTAAAGTTTATGAATAAAGCTTGGATTTCAATTAATCCAGACCGTAGAACAAGTGTTGATGTTAAGTATATTACGAATAACGAAGGAACAAGCGAAACGCAAACTGTTTATTACAATTTGTTATCATTTGCACATTTGGATTTTAAACATTTTAGTTTCAATATATCATATAACCCACAACCGTTTGACTTAGAAGTTCAAGCACAACAATTCGTATATATTAAATTTGTATTAACCAATTCTAATCCGGAGACTGTTTTAACAGTACTTAACCTAAGTATGTTACCGAGATTTGGCGGAAAGGTACAATAAGGAGGTACAAAAATGAGTTTAACAAAATTAACAACAAATTTGAATGTAATTCAGCAATTAGATGATGAACCTAATGACGTTACAGGATTAACGGCAGCACAAGTGAAAGCAAAATTTGATGAAAGTGGAAATGCAATAAAAACATATATTAATAATACCTTAACCGAAGAAAATGACGCTTTAAATGCTGAAAATGTTAAAAAGACAGGTGACCAGACAATAGCAGGAGTAAAAACATTTTCATCCTCTCCTATTGTACCAACTCCTACGGCAGATATGCAGGCAGCAACAAAAAAGTATGCTGATGATAAAAATGGAGTAACTGAAACATATATTAATGATAATTTTACGACTAAAGAAGATATAACAAATACAAGAAAGCTGTCTGCAAGTGGTGATTTTACGGGAAGTTGGCATGGGGTGACTAATCCTGCTTATTCTGAACCGGGCATTGCAGGATTAGTAGACTTGCACAGCACACAAATAGACGATATTATCAAAGGAATAAAAGCAGGTGATTTATCATATTTGTTGCAGCAAAATAGTAAAAATGTTGTTATCACGGGTGATAGTTTAGCATACAATCGTTATGATTTTGATAATATTGCACGAGAAAATGCTTATGATTGTTTCCCGGGGATGCTATCATGGAGTTTTATGGTAAGGGACGCTATTTTTCGTAATGATAAATATTTTACTTCATATGAAGATTTATTATACTTAGTATCAAATGTAACAACTATGCAAATAATAATTAATCGAGCAACAGTTAATACTACTCCTTTTAACAATAGATATCTTAGTACAAAAACAAATGTTAATTCAGATAGCATTACGTTTTACTATAAACATTCTAACCATACTAATAAAGCAGTCTTATATCTTTTTTGCAATCCAAACAATACTTCATGTACTTTTGATGTCTATGTTGATGGAATTTTAAAAACAACTGTTAATAATAATGGCACAGGTAAAAATTATCAAGGATTTGAACCTTTGTATATAACATTAGACGTAACCGGCGATAATATTGAGCATGAAATCA